CAAGCAAACCCCAAAATTGTAATTTTTCCATGCAACTCCCACGAATTAATCCACTTACCGCAGGCCAGGCTCGAACTTTTTCAGCCTTTGATGATGATAAAAACCTAATTCTTCATGGTGTGGCCGGTACTGGTAAGACTTATATCTCACTTTATCTTGCACTTAGATCGGTTTTGAGTGGAGAAGCACCAAAACCAGTAGTCATAATTCGTTCTGTAGTCCCTACACGCGATATAGGCTTCTTACCCGGCTCACAAAAAGAGAAATCGGCTGTTTATGAGGAGCCGTATGCTGCTATTTGTAATGAAATGTTTGGTCGTAGCACCGCTTATGACACATTAAAGCGCGATGGTACGGTACAATTTGCCACAACATCATTCTTGCGGGGTCTTACATTCCGAGATAATATAGTAATTGTCGATGAATGTCAGAATATGACCTTTCATGAGCTGGATTCTGTCATTACACGAATGGGAACTGGTTGTAGGGTGATTTTTTGTGGTGATTTTCGTCAGAGTGATCTCTGGCGAAACGACGAGCGGGAAGGACTGCACCGCTTTATGTCGGTCATAAATCATATGCGTAGCTTCGCGCGCGTGGAATTTACTAAAGATGATATTGTTAGGTCTGCTTTGGTGAAAGAATATATTGAGGCGAAGTTGGAAGAAGGAATTGTGTGAGATTTCATAATGAACTGGTAAATTTACCAGAGCTAACTGCTACACAAACAGAGCGCGGCCGCATGTATAATGTACCTGGCGGCCGCGCCTATCCTTCTATCACCACTGTCTTGGGTGCTAGACCTGAAAAGAAAAAGCTTATAGCTGAATGGCGCGCACGAGTCGGCGAACAAGAAGCAAATAAGGTATCAGCACAAGCATCTCGCCGCGGAACCTCCATTCATAAGATGATGGAAGACTGGATTACTGGTGAACCTATCACTGGTGGTTTGGTTGATCGTGAGATGTTTGCTACCATGCATCCATACGTAGATAAGTATCTACAGACCGTCTATGCTATAGAAGCTCCTTTGTATTCTCATAAACTAGGTGTGGCTGGCAGATGTGATTTGGTTGGTAAATGGGCTGGTGTAAATTGTATTATTGACTTCAAAACATCAAAACGGCTAAAAAGCGAAGAACATATAGACAATTACCTTCTTCAGGCCACAGCTTATTCGATCATGTTTGAGGAATTGACTAGCACCATCATACCAGGTATTGTGATATTGATTGGTGTTGATGGTGAACCTAAGCCTCAGATGTTTTGTAGGTTTCGTGCCAAATATGTCGACCAGCTATATGGTGTGATAGCCGATTATTACGAAAATAGCCGTTGACTTTATAAACAGAACCCTGTATAAGTAGTATTGTCATCGTTGATGGCGACAGAATAGATGTAACGGACCGCGGGGCAGTGCCGCGCAGCTCCACCATTTTTATGGGGCTGAAACAGAATCGACGTGCATGGTAAAGGTTGACCGGAGATGACGGCTAGCGACCTAATCGCTATTGATAAGTGCCAATGATAACGGCTTTGCCGTCGCACTCGCTGCCTAATAGGTAAGCGCGGTTTGGGGAGCACCGGGCAACAGAAGCTCCCCACCTGACTCTCATGATTACATGATGCCAGGATCAACAACAGAAGGATAACTCCCTTGTCGGAAAGGATATTAAGCGTCGCCTTGGGCGCGCTGATTGGTGCGGTATTGACCGCTTTTGCTATCGATATCATTCATGGGGCTGATGCAGCTCCAGCCCAACCTGTCGTGGTGCAACAATATCACGGTGAACCGACCGTAAATGTATCGCTCTCAATTAATGATTTGGAGCTTGATGTAGCACCACCAGAATTTGATATTTTCACAATAAGTCAAGCAGATATGCATTGTCTGGCCCACGCTATATACTATGAAGCGCGTGGTGAAAGATATGTTGGCATGTTAGCAGTGGCTAATGTTATTATGAATAGGGTTTCAGACCCAGATTACCCAAAGACCGTATGCGAAGTTACGCGTCAAAGAACTAGAACCACTTGTCAATTCGAATATTATTGCAAAGTAGGCAATAGAATCCCGCGCTATGATGATCCTCAATGGCAAATGGCAAATGATCTAGCATTTCAAGTCATGTCTGGTAACAAACCTGATATCACGGATGGTGCAACTCGCTTTCATGCAATCTCAGGATCTGCTGGCCACACCAGAAATGCAATACGTATAGGTTCACATCTATTCTATAGGAGATAAGATGTCAGTTTTTTATGATATGTGTCATAATGATGCAAGGCTTAGTATAATAGCTGGGCCCTGCATATTTGAATCGAAGCAACATGCGCTTGATATGGCAGGTGCGCTAAAAGAGATATGTGTCTCACTAGATGTAAATTTTATCTACAAGACATCTTTCGATAAGGCTAATCGCACTAGCAGTCTATCTTATCGAGGTGTAGGATTTGATGAAGCCTATTACGGTATGAATGCAGTTAGAGAGGTTCTTGGTGTCGAAGTTCTCACCGATGTTCATGAAGCATGGCAATGTGGATCTGTAGCAGCCGATATATTACAGATTCCCGCATTTTTATGTCGGCAGACTGATCTTCTTAAAGCTGCGGCCGAGACTGGTAAGCCTGTAAATGTGAAGAAAGGTCAGTTTTTATCTCCGAAAGAGATGGTTAATATTGTCGCAAAGCTGGAATCATTTGATTGCAATAAGGTAATGCAGACTGAGCGTGGTACGACATTTGGTTATAATAATCTTGTGGTTGACATGAGAAGCTTAGAGATTATGCGTGCTAATACGCCTGCTAATTATCCTGTCATAATGGATTGTACTCATGCAGTGCAATCGCCAGGTGGATATGGTACATCATCCGGTGGTGATCGTGAAATGGTACCTGCGATTGCTCGTGCCGCGGTGGCCGTTGGTGTAGCTGGTATATTCATGGAAGTTCATCAGGATCCTGATAATGCTCCATGTGATGGTCCTAATATGCTTCATTTAGCCAATTTTTGCCCTGTACTTGAGAAGCTACTTGAGATAGACTATGTTGTGAAGAAAGGAGTTTGATTATGAAACTAGGTAAAATTTGGGGTGATACTGAAGATTTGTTCACCAGCCCTAATGTAGAAGTGCATCGCATCAATACAAAGGCAGGCTTTCGGTGCTCGCTTCATAGTCATCGACATCGTTGGAATGGATTTTATGTCATTAGTGGTATAATTGAAATTCATACAGAAAAGCAATATGGTCTAACAGATGTTACAATTTTAGGTCCTGGTGATTTTACCGCGGTTCCTCCTAATGAAGTGCATTGTTTCGTTTGCAAACAAGATGCACAGGCGCTTGAAATCTATTGGCCTCAGCATATGGAATCGATTGATATCGTTCGCAAAGACGTAGGCGGGTTTGTTGCTGCGCTTAAGGATGCAGATAATGCAATCTGAACTTGTTATTATGACAACAGATAAATTTGTATCATTACTTGATAGAATTGTAGTAGAAAAAGGTATGTCATACCTAGATGCTATAATGCATGTTTGTGATACGTCTGGTCTTGAAATTGAAATGGTTCCTCGTCTAATCACACCGAGAATTAAAAAGATTCTTACAAGTGAAGCCAATGGATTAAATCTCTTAAAAAGACGGTCCACCGAACCAAGGTTACCTTTTTGATGAAAATCAAAGTTGAGAAAATTGTCGATATGGTGAGGCCGCAAACTGTAGTGCATGTAGGTGCATCTACAGGTGCTGAAGTCGATCATTATATTGCATCAGGTGTTGAGAAAATAGTTCTCGTAGAGCCAATTCCTAGTATCGCCGAAGGTTTGGCTGAGAAATGGGGATCTGGTAATAAAGTTGTAATATATGAATGTGCCTGCATGGATTATGATGGTGAAATTGAATTTCATATCGCAGACAATCAAGGTATGTCATCAAGCATTTATGCCACACCAAATAATGAAATGCATAGATGTAATTTCATCGATAAGATCATAGTTCCATGTGCCACTCTTGATGGGTTATTTGAGGAGATGAACGTCGATCTACTTGTGATTGATGCACAAGGTAGTGAGCATAAAGTATTGGCTGGTGCGAAGGTTACATTAACCAAAACAAAATATATTTTCTGTGAGGCAAGTGAAACACCTTTATATGAAGGTGCGTGTACTTTTTCTGATATATCAAATATATTATCAGATCGATTTGAATTGATTGGAACTTTTTTCAATGAAAGAGGAACGGGAGACGCCCTGTTTAAATGGAAGGAATGAAAGCTTACCAGGAATATGTCGCGTTGAAGCTACACTTCACGCAAGATAGGTATGACTATTTCAAATATATGGGTAAGACGCGTTCAATTAGCGAAAGTGCATTTGAAATCAGAAAAGACGTATTTCATTTTCGCAAACTGGAACGTAGATACAAAGATGATCTGACTAATTTTTATGTCGCAAATATGTCTAGAGGTAAAGGCATCAAGTGGGTTGGTGATCTGATTACACTAGAGGCCGAGAAAACTTATGTCGATTGGAAACGGCATATGGAATCTATCTCTTACATGTTTAAACAAGATATGCAAATCATATCTGATTCATGTCAGGATGTTAATAAAGCATGGCAGACTAATGGTGAGCATCCTGAGGTGCTTCGCTTGCATCTTGGTGATAAAGTAAAGCTTGAGAGTTTGATATTGGCTGATAGGGTTTTGGGATTTCATCAAGCATGGGATGCACGTATTCAAGATACGATCATCTGGCCTGATGTGTCTCGCAAGATGAGAAAATATGGACCCTTTGTTAAAGCCGATGCATCTATTTTGAAGAAAACCATGCGTCAAGTGTTTATTTCTTGACACAGGCCGTTCGACATGATATAAGTAGATGTGTGGTCATGATCGAAGTGAAATACAAGACACACAAAACATACAAAACATACGGAGAATATACAAATGACTAATGACTTCGCTTCATTGAAGCGTTCTTCCACCAATAATCTGGATCGCCTTACTAAGGAGATCGGTAAGCTAGCAGGTGGCACCAATCAGCGCGAATCCGATGATCGTTTTTGGCAACCCGAGGTTGACAAGGCTGGTAACGGTTATGCGGTGATTCGTTTTCTTCCTGCTGCCAAGGGTGAGGATCTTCCCTGGGTTCGTATTTGGTCGCATGGGTTTCAAGGCCCAGGTGGTTGGTATATTGAAAACTCTCTGACGACTCTTGGTCAGAAAGATCCAGTGGCCGAACTAAACTCTAAGCTGTGGAATAGCGGTAGTGATAAGGATAAGGAAATCGCTCGTAAGCAAAAGCGGCGCCTTTCTTATATTGCTAACATCTATGTTGTCAAAGATCCTGCGAATCCTCAAAATGAGGGTAAGGTCAAGCTGTTCAAGTTTGGTAAGAAGATTTTTGACAAGATCAATGAGATGATGACACCTCAGTTTGAAGATGAGAAGGCTGTCAATCCCTTTGATTTCTGGGCTGGTGCGAATTTCAAGCTGAAGATTCGCAACGTCGAGGGATATCGTAATTATGACAAGTCAGAATTTGATCGTTCTGAACCTCTGTCTGATAATGATAGCGAATTGGAATCTATCTGGGCTTCGCAGCATAAGCTTCAAGCTTTTGTTGCACCAGATCAATTCAAGACTTATGAAGAATTGAAGGCGCGCCTTGAACGCGTGTTGAATGAGGCTGCTCCTCGTCGTGCTTCAAATGATGAAGATGATGAACGTGAGGAACGACCTGCATCACGCGCTTCAGCTGAGCCTAAGACTCGGAGTACTCTTGTAGAAACTCTTCCTAAGGCAGCTAGTGCCGGTGCTGGTGCTTCTGCTCGACCGCCTTGGGAAAGTGATGATATTAGCTTGTTTGAACGGCTGGCTGAGGAAGACTAATGAATATGCGGGCTTACAGCCCGCTATTCACCATTTGATGACCAACCAACATGATCTCTCGCACTATTGAGAGCATTATCAGGATTTCTAGTTTGTAGACCATTTCTATTGACTTGTGATGAATTTGATTGTGATGGTCTTTCAGGTGGTCTATTTCTTCTAGCATTACCTTGAGATGGTATAGACTGTGGTGGTAGAACTATAACTCTACCAGTTCTACCACCACTTAATCCAAGTTTTAATGTTTCTGCGGTTGCTGCACCATCTCGCGCAGCTTGTAATTGTTCTATAGCAAGTTCTATATCACCAGCTCTAAGGTCGGCACCTTGACTAGATCCTATTTCTTCAATTTGTCTTGCTTGAGTAGAAGTTATTCTACCTTCTGAAACAGCCCTATCAGTTAGATTGGTCATCTGTTCAATATTTACGTTTTTTTCGCGCTCTTGTTGTCGTAATTCTGCGCGTCTTTCAGATAATCTTGTTTGTAGATTTGCACCTATCCTTGCGGCACGCGCTGCTTGTTCATTATAATCATCTGGCATATCTTCTGATTCAGACAAATATGAATTATAAAGAGCAGTCGCAATTTCTTCGCCATAAGATGATCCAACATAGGCGCCACCCATAGCGCCAAGAAAAGTACCGATTGGACCTAAAGCTGATCCTATAAAACCGCCGGCGGCCGCCCCGGCCATTGAACCGACTGTGCTTCCTAAAACTTTGACAACCTCAGATTTAAATTCTTCTTCGCTTATATCACCAGCATTTCTTTGTTCTATTAGATTTTTTATTTCTACAGCACCAAATATTACATCTACTGCTGAACCTGCAGCAATACGTATTGCTCTTTTTGGCTTTGGATGTTTAGATTCTCTTTCAGGAGCACCTGATTGTGCTTGCTGTGATGCGGGTGCTTGTGGAGGAGCTCTATCTGGAGATCCAGGTGGAGTTGCTGGTGGCGGCCTGGAAGCTTCAGGTGGAGTTGCTGGTGGCGGCCTAGAAGCTTCAGGTGGAGTTGCTGGTGGCGGTCTTGTACCGGTTTCAGGTACTGATGAAGGTCTTGCACCACCTGCTCCTGTAGCAGATACTGCACCACCTGCGGCGGCCGCCCCCGCAACGGCAGCCGCGGCCCTACCTAAAGGTGATGATGCTCTAACTCTATTAGAAGGACTTGATTGATTCCTTGGTCCAGTAGGTCTTTGATTAGGCGCAGGAGTTGATCTATTCCTAATAAGAGCTGTACCAGCTAAGAATGTGGCTAATCCTAAAACTATAGCAGTTATAAGTTCAGCATTTTCTGCTATCGCATTTGCTATATTTTTTACCTTATCTACAAATTCATCAATTGATTTACCTAATTGCTGAATTTGTTCAGGTGTCATAGTCAATGCGGCTGTGATAGCCGCGGCAGCTGTACCTATTCCTAAAAATGTCAATAATCCTAAACCATCAGATACACCTGATTTAATAGTTCTTATTAAATCTCCTTTTTGGCGTGGTTTATTTTGCTTATTTTCTTGTTCTAATCGTAATTCGCGCGATTGTCTTTCATAATCACGCAATGATTCAGTATCTTCTTGTTGTGCCATAACTGATCGTTGAATTTCGATCAGTCCCTCTCTAGCAAATGAAGCAACTTGGGATATGTAACCATATATGTCACGTCTGAATGAATCAAATATATCCATAGATACAAACTGAGAGGCTGTACCATCACCTTCTGATCTAGAAGTCGTATTACCTGCAATGATAATACCTTCTCTGGTCATTGTACCAAATTTTTCGCCTCTTGGTAATTGAGCCATTCTATAATTTTTTGTCAGATCATGATATCTGTCAGTTCTTTCATCATAGACAAATTTCGTGCCTATCTTTTCTGCAAGCTCTGAAAGATTAGGCATTTTCAAATTCCTTTTCTATGAGTAAAGGTAAAATTGCCAGGTCTTGCTCAGGATTATTTTGGCCTGCGGAAGATAATGTGATAGTTTCTGGCTTAGGTGCAGACTCAGCTATTGATGGTGCACCAGGTTGAGAAATTGGTTGAACAGTAGGTGCACCAGACGGAGATTGGGGTGTTTGCATCTGTTGGGGTCTAGATTGTGTTGTATCTTGGGTTACTGGTGTTGGTGTTCCTGCTGGTGTAGATGTTCTTGCTGGTATTGGTGTTCCTGCAGGTGCGGTTTCTGTTACTGATGCAACATTTTGAGGACCTTGTAATTGTGCCCTACCAGCCGTAATCCCAGCTTGATAGTTTCTTTCAAATCTAGATCCTTCACCTGATGCTTGTGCTTCTATTCCACCTGCTAGCGATGTCCAAGTTGGATTCAATGCACGTGAAACTTCTTGCAATTTACCTGCACGTAGGTCTGTATACAAATCTCTCCTGGTACGAGCTTTATAATCTTCTTGCGCTAGATACCATGCTGCTTTATCTTGATTTTCTGGGCTAAAATCTGGCAAATTATATTTTCTAGATAAGCTATCCCAAGTACCTTTGATAAATTGATATCTACCTGCAGCACTAGATGTCTTTCCTGCATTAGGTCCTCTTGGGATAGGTACATCGATTCTAGGATGTCTGGAAAAATCAAGGCCATAATCTGCGAGAGTTTTTCCACCGAAAATAACATCATATCTTCCCGCGCTTTCCGGAACAGCAATAGCATCCAATAGACCTCTACCTTCAACAGGTATGTCTAACATGATTCCTTGAGGATTTCTGCGTCCTTCACCTTCTACAACTTCAGATGCAAAATTTGTTGCGGCTCCACCTGTTGGTGCACCTCTTCTGCCAGTTGAAGATGTTTGCGGACTTGTTGAAGGTGCACCTGGAGGACCAGCTCCTCTTTCCGTTGATTCGGGTGAAACTTCTGTGGTAGTTTCTTCTGATGTTATTCTTTCAGCTAATTCTTCTACTGTCATAGCTGCGGCTCCGGCACCTAATAAAAGTCGTGCGCGGCGATTTGATCTTAATGCTGATAATGCTCTACGCATTCTATTAAGTAAAGAAATACCACCCAACGCACCTAATGCAGATATAAGTGGGGTGCTTATGCGCGAAAGAACGCCAGCTAATGTAGTACCAATCGAAACAATTCTTGATATAATATCTTTAAATTTATTAAACATATCTTTGAGAAAGGACGGTTTGTCATCTTCCTCTTTTTGTTCTTCGACTATTCTTTCAACTTGACCTTCTTCATCAGGATTTCTTAATCTTTCTTTTGTGCTTTCAATTTCTTCTAGACGAATACGATCAAGTATTAAACGTTGACGTTCTTTATTATCATTCAATTGTTTAAGAGAATTTATCATCTGGGTCAAGGTTTGTCTAACCTGAGATATCACAGATTTAGATTCACCACCTACCCTACTCATATCTCCAGGTTTTGCAGATATTAATGCATTAAGAGATGAGGACATGGCATTCCCTGCATTGCTATTACCAGAACCCATATATGTCTGCAAAGCATCTGTCAGGGTTGCCACTTATTAATTTTCCCTCTTTTGTTTCTCGGTTTCGATAAAATCTATTAATAATTTTATATAAATTTCCCTCTCCCAGGGCATCATATGTTCAATTTCAGTCAAGCTATATTTGTGATGTTGCATGAGTGAAAAATTTATCGTATAATAATTTGATAGTGAGTTATGAGAGAGGGCCATCAAAAAAAATCAGACAATCCCTTGAGTGTAATAGTATCTTCTTGACCACAACCTTCGCATTTGTATGATAGTGTATGCTGCAAACGTGGCATGGTTTCAAAAAATTTCATTATTTCCATAAATTGCTGATTGCTCAGACTACTGACAAATTGACGAGCTTCATCCAAACTATCAGGTTCATACAATTCTTCGTCATCATATACACATTCGATACATTTTGTTATCAAATCGATTTCATCTATACCTGATGAAACACTAGATTTAATATCAGCTAAAGTTGGATATCTCATTTTCATTGTCAAATTATCTGTTAGTTTGATATTAGGTGAATGGTCATCCCTAAATTCGACTTCAACATCATCTAGATTAATTTCAATTTTTGTGACCGCATCACATTGCTCACCATTATAATTTACACCATCAACGTGTCTATAACTAAGATTTACTTTTTCACCGACCGATTTTGCACGAATCTTTAGAAAAAGATATTCAATATCAAATGATGGAAGTTTTTCTATATCAATACCTTCAGTCATTATACATCCAGTAATTACATCAATCATAGCTCTATTCATATGATCGATGTCTTTAGATTCCATCGCGATTAGTAATGTTTTTTCTTCTTTGACTAGAAACGGTCTAAAAACTATTTCCTTTTTATTAGATGGTAAAATCAAAGAAAATGTCGGAACCGCAATTTTAGGTAATGCCATGATAACCTCCCACTTTTAAATACCAAACAATGATGTTCTTGATCCTATTAGAGAATTTCTAAATTGTGTACCTGTTTGATTAACAATACCACGTACACCGCCAGCAAGTCCATTTTGTGAAAATAATGATATAAGAGGTGAGAATCTGTCTAGTGTATTGACAGTACCTCTTAACAACATTTCAAGACCATATAGATTTTCAAACGGTAATGCATCAGGATGTCTTTCTTCTGCTGTAAAATATTGCATTTGCACAGTTAATTTTGCAGCCCCATCAGCACCCCAATCCATCTCCACATCATTTATGGTTATTGGATATGCTTCTGTTAACTTTATTTGATATAGAGGAAATACTGTCCTGTCTCCTGGTGCATTGTATATGTTTTGATTTAATGGATTAAATGCATCTATAACATCACCAACAAGAGATTGAAGATCGGTGCCTCCTCGTATGACTGAAGATGCGATACCGACAGCAGACGGAGTTTGATATTTCGGTGATTCTGCAAATTGCAATACGTCAACTTGACCTGTCATTTCATCATAATAAGTTGCATCAAAACCACCAACCTTTTGTGGTCTACCCTGTGATCTACGATAGCTAGCACGACCGCCTGCTGATATTGCCATATCTTGCCAGGCCATGAATATCTCTCGCTCTATCATATTTTCACTAAGCAATACACGAAGAGTCATAGGTTCAGTTTGAAATGAATACGGAATTTTTCTGGTAGGCCCATGATATCTTTGTTCTATAGTCATTAATGACCTAGCAGGTATAGATGCACTTTCTATACGCAATGGCATATGTGATGTCTCAAAAAATCCTCGTATTGCGCTAGGTAAAGTTAGCATTACCGAAAAGTAATTTGGTTTTGCTACACCTCTTTTACCTATTTCAGCCGAAAATTCTGAGATATTAAATCTGCGATTTGCCATTATTGCACCTTTGAATAGCTGTCTCTGTGGACTGCGCTTGTGCTAGCACCTGAGAATCTTTCAAGCGGCATGAACAGTGCAATGTCCCATGATTTGGGGTCTATTCTGAAAAACTTGGTTCTTACGTTAGAGAATAGATATTGTTTTATGCAGGGTTTATAAAATCTATATCTTGTAACAGAACTGAGCAGATCATATGAAATTTGAAGATGTGTGCGTTCATCATAATTTTCATCACTTATCACTGTGTATAACGCATCCATTAATCTGGCTCTAAGTCTTAGCGGTAGATAATGCATATTTAAACCCATAAAACCCTGAGAGGATGAAGAACCTGATGCTCTTCCTCCTAATCGTTTAGAATCAAATGGTATTACCAGAGGGTATCTATCATAATAAGGTAGCTTATCTTTCGTTTTTGGATCATATGCAAATAGATACATCTGACCTATCATAGGAACAGTCACCATTGCACTTCTATCTTGTGCCATAAGAGCATTTGGATTCATAGCAACTTTACTTGCTTGAGCGCGAAACCAGTTTCTAGCTTGTAAAGTTTTATGAGGCAAGATACCTTGCTTTTCACCTGTGGTCAATATTCTATCAAAAACATAAGCTACCATTATTTTAGCCCTAATTCCTTCTCTGTGATTATCACAAAATCCCAGCTTCGATCAGCGCAGTATTCTCTGGCAGCTTTCCACTTTGCGCTATTTATCCCATATCTGGCTACTTCAACAAGATACTTTTTTGAGGGTCTCTTTGAATTATCATGAGGTTTTGGTTGTTGTGTTTGACCTAGAGGTTTAACCTCAATCATTTTTATTTTTATAAGGCCGTTTTTATCGCGCATCTTTATGACAAAATCAGGGAAATATCTATGCCATTTTCCATCAAGAGGAGATTTGTATGGTACTATAACTTCTTCAGAACCCCATTCAATCACATTTGGATTCATATCAAATTCGGACATAAGTTTTCTTTCCCATAACGAACGAAAAATAATATTCGTCGGGTCTCCTTTATATTTTTTAGGATTGATAGGTCTATATTTTCCTTTATATGCCATGTGCTTATCTATGGCATAAATACCTCAGATTAGCTATAAGAAAGACTGTCATGTCAGGCAATTTTCTAGATCCCACAGGTTCAATGCAAAGAAACATGAACGCGCTAATGGAGCGCGGTCGGCAAGTTTCGCCTGCATTATTTGGTAATAATCCAACACCCAGTCTTTATTTTCCAGAAAATTATTCAAGACTAGATCATTTTGTAACATTTAGAGCATTAAAATTTCAAAGTGTCACTAGAACATCTAGCATACAATCAGATATACCTCTTGTTGGTAATAGAGAAGGTGTTGCTGGTAGAACTTTACAAATTATATCATTACCTATGCCAGCTCAATTACAAACAGGCTATAATGCTCGTTATGACGATAAAGATATATCCGCGGTAGAAGAAGTCATAGCTACGGCAGCATCAAATGTAAGAGGTGATGCAGAAGAACGCGGTAGAGCCATAGGTCAAGGTATAAGCAATGCTACAGGTTCGGCAAGAAATCAGTCGATAGGTGAAAATGTTTCATCTATATTACAAGGTATTCAAAATCAAATACAGCAGCTTAGACAAAATCCAGATGCTCAGGTTGGAGGCGCAAGTCTTGCCGCGGCTGGAGCTGCTGATCTTGGTTCGGGATTATTAAATAATGCTATAGCCGCTAATCTTGCCGGTGTTGCAAGAAATTCTCATAAGGTATTGCTATTCCAAGGTGTTGCTCGGAGAGATCATACATTTCAATTTAGTCTTTCTCCTAAAAATCGCAGAGAAGCGGAAGCAATACAGAAGATAATTGAAGCATTCAAATATCATATGTCTCCAAGTTATGGATTAGGTGGAGTTCCTGCAGCATTTAGAGGTTTGTCTGAGGG